TGTCCTAGGTTGGCCGCGCGTCCGCAGGGATTTGCCAACCTAGGGTTGTTTGTTTTATTTACGCGGCAAGGGTTAACAGGGCGGAAATTGCGCTCGCGCCCTTAATGGTGATTTTATCGCTGGCAATGGTGACAGAAACCTTTTCAAAGCCTTGCAAAGCCTTGGCGACATACCCTCCGCAGATATCAATCACGGGCCGATTCTCGCCGCCCGCAATCTTTAATTTCCCGTTGTCAATTTTGGTGAGAATGAAACCGTCCGCAGTTTGCTCGCGCTGATATCGAACGCCCTTTGACCATCCGGCCTCGGCAAGATATTTACCCTCAAGCCAAACGCGTCGATTGTTCCGGTTTTCTCCGATGTTCCGTGTGATTGTATTTTCCATGATTTGTCCTAGTTAGTGGCGCATTGCTTGCGCTCCCTTATGTCTACCAGTGTCTAGCATTATTGGCAACCCAAATGGTGTCACCTTTTGACATTTTTTATTCCCAATGAATTATTGTCTCGTTTCTCCCGTCCTAATGGCCTTTAAATAAACGCGCTTTTAGTATGCCAGATAAACTGACAATCATCCGCCCCGAAGCCAAGCGGGGAAGAAAACAAGCCCTTGCCACTGTTAGCGAGCAGCAAATAACGGAAGCAGAAGACGCCATGAAATTGGGCTTTCCGCAATCTAGGGTTGCCGGTTTGCTTGGGATATCGGAGGCGGCATTATCCCGCGCCATGAAGCGGGATGACGGGATAGGGGAAAGGTTGCAGCGCGCTAAAGCGGAAGGCGTAAAAAACAACCTCGCCGTGATTCAAACCCATGCGGCCAAGTCTTGGCAAGCGGCGGCATGGCTCCTTGAACGGTGCAACGGTTCCCAATTCGCTCAACCTTCCACTCAACCGGCGCAAAACGTGCAAATCAACTTGCAAAACGTGCTAGCATCACAAGCCAAACGGCCCGCCGAACAAGTGAAGAGTGCCAAATCATCCCGCAAAAACAGTACTGAATCGTAATCCGGTTGGCGTGTCTACCTGCTCCATATATCTTATGTTGTGCGAAAGAATGCCATGAAATCCGGCAAAACAGACCACCACGGGGACCTGGCCACCCCCCTCCCCCCCGTGGGTGCTATTGCGGCCCCCCCTTCCAAATCAGCCCCAACAAAAAGAGGTCGCCCGAAGGGTAGCAAGAATAAGCCCAAGCCTACGAAGGATGCGGTTAGCAAGGAGTATGACTTGCAGTGGTTTCCGGAGAGGTGGATGGGTGAGAGTCCGTATCCTTGGCAGTTCAATGTATTGGAGGCTTTGAATTATAAGGAGAGTCGTGTTGCGTTGAAGGCGGCTAATGGCAGTGGTAAGACGAGTATGGTGGCGGCTAGTGCGGTGTTGTGGCACGTTGTGAATTTTCCGGATAGTTTGTGTGTATGTACGGCGGGTGTGTTCCGGCAGATTGAGGCGGCTTTATGGCCGAGCATTAAGCGTGGGGTACAGACTATGACGGGAGGGGAGGGGTTTGAGGTAACACAAAGTGGGTTAAGGTTTGTGAATGGTGCGCGGGCGATTGGGTTTAGTGCTAGTGATCCGCATAAGGCGGAGGGTTGGCACAGGCAGGGGCCGACAGATAATTTGATGTTTATTGTGGATGAGGCGAAGGCGTGTGAGGCTGGGATATTTCATGCGATGGAGAGGTGTCAGCCCAGCCGGATATTGATTATGAGCAGTCCAGGTGCTGCTGCTGGGTATTTTTATGAGGCGTTCACGAAGCATCGGGAGAGGTGGGATACATTTACGGTTACGGCCTTTGATTGCCCTCATTTGACCAAGGATTGGATTGACGAGCAGATATCGACTTATGGTGAGAAGAGTCCGTTGATACGTTCGATGATCTATGGGGAGTTTGTGGATGACTCGGAGGATGGGGTGGTGTTGGGTTTGAGGGAGTTGGAGGGGTGTTTACAGGAACCGCCGGAGAGGAAGGATGGGATGCGGGTGGCATTTGTGGATTTCGCGGCTGGCGGGGATGAGACGGTGTTTTGTTTGCGGGAAGGCAATGAGATCACGCAATTGGACACTTGGAAGGAGCGGGACACTAACAAGACCATTGGGCGATTGATTAATTTGTTTGATCGTCATGGGTTGGTGGCTGATGAGATTTACGGGGATGAAGGTGGGTTGGGGTTACCGATGTGTGATGCGTTGGCTGAATCTGGTTTTTCCATCCACCGCGTTAATTTTGGTGGCAAACCATTTGATGGGAGGTATCAGAACCGTGGGTCAGAGATGTGGCACACGGCGGCTCGGACAATAGCCAATAAGGAGGTGCGATTGATTGATGATCAAAAGCTCCAACAACAGCTTGTTACTAGGCGGGTGGAGGTGAGTCGCACCGGCAAGCTGGGATTAGAGGCTAAAGACAAGATGAAATCGCGCGGCCTTGCCTCTCCAGACCGTGCTGACGCCGTTTTGGGCGCGATAGCCTGTGGCGGTGGGGTAGGGGGTAGTTGGGAGCGTTATAGCTCATTTTCGAAGCCTTCACTTTCCGAGCTTATGGAAGACGCCCAACTACTCGCTGAAGAATCTTCCCTGCCATCGGGCATGGATGCGGGTGGGTAATCTTTTTCTTACCCCGCTTTTTTACAGGTGGTTCCCCATTACTTCATGGGATTTATTTAAAATGGGATATACTTCGCCTCCCCTCTTTTCATAGGGGTACTACCCCCTTCTTTTCATAGGGGGGTACTCCTCTAATCCCGTAGGGGGTACTCCCTTATTCCCATAGGGGTACGGGTAATCTTTTTCTTTGAAGCATTTGCCAATAAGTTTCGTCTGTATTCCTATTGTCACAAGATGTCATCTTGTGGTAATGCAACTTTTGGGCGTGGTGTTGTGGTAGGCGTGGAGATCGCGCTTCAGGCTTGGGATTGTAGCAATTGTTAACGGGGGTTAACGAGTCAGTAGCCGCATGAATCAGTAGCCGCGCCTTTTTAGCGATGAGCGAAGAGATTTACACTTCAGTCCTCGACGATATTAAAAGCCGGACAAGTTGGGAAACCCGTCAGGGCTTGTGGTATCAGATGCGTACTGATGGGTTGGCTCGGAAGGCCAAGCCTTGGGGGCGCGCAGCGGATATGCATTTCCCGCTGATTGACACCACCATTAACAAGCTAAAGCCCAGTTTCTTTCAGCAGTCTATGGGGTTGGATGTGTTGGCAACATTCGTGCCGATGCGCCAGCAACTTTCCGCTTTCACCGCCACCGCCGAACAATGGTTCAGCTACAAGCTCCATGAGAAATCCAACTACTCCACGGAGGTAATGAGTTGGATTGATTATATGCTCACAAGTGGTCGTGGAATTATAAAAATTTTTTGGAATCCGGATAAGAAGCAAGTGGAGTTTCAGTCCGTTGATCCTATGCACCTAATCGTCCCACCTTGGACGAAGGATTTGGAGGGGGCAGACCGCATCACACAAGTCATACCAATGAGTATGGATGCGTATAAGCGCGCTGGCATCTACGCCACCAGTGAAGAGGTGATGAAGAAGCTGCGGGGTGGGAAAGTTGAAGATACTGGCATTTCCTCGGAGTACCTTAACAAGCGGGAAATCCGCGAAGGACTCACTCATTCCGAGGACAAAGACCAGATTATTGTCTGGGAAGTTTACACCCAAGACGATGAAGGCAAATGGACGGTGCAAACATTCTCGCCACAAGCTCCGGAAGTGAAGCTGCGCGATGATATGGAGGTTCCGTTTGACCACGGAAAACCGCCCTTTGTGGCGTGTGAGTACGAAATCACTGACGGAGGTTGGTACAGCCCGCGCGGAGTGTGCGAAATGCTCGCGCCTTTCGAGGCCGCTCTTTGCAAGTTGTGGAATGAGAAACTGGACAGTGCCACACTGTTTAACCAGCCCATGTTCCGCTCCGAACGCGACCTGCCGAACTCCATCAATTTGCGGATGAAACCTGGACAAATCCTACCGTTCGGTATCGCGCCGGTTACCATGCCTCAACCGCCGCTGGATTTTGATAAGGAAATAGTCCGCACTCAATCAATCGCTGAAGGGCGTGTCACTGTTCCCGATTACGGTATCACTCAAGTGATGAATACCCGTGACCGGCGCACTGCCACGGAAATTGAATCCATCAATGCTCAATCGGCCCAATCAATGGACTTGCGACTGCGCTTGTTCCGTCAGGCATTGGGTAAGATGTTCCGGCAAGCCTACGAGTTGCTGATTCAGTACGACAAGAAATCGCTCCAATTCCGGTTCCTAGAGGATTCGCTCAATGTCGATCCGGTGGCACTACACGATGACTACCAAATTGAACCGCGAGGCGGCATGGACATGGTCAGCCGACAGATGCTGCTCAATAAGGCAGTGCAACGGAAAATGCTCTTGGGCCAAAGCCCGTGGATTGACCAAGTCGAACTGGATAAGTCCATCCTTGAACTGGAAGACCCCAGCCTCATTGCCCGTCTGGTGCGTGATCCGCAAAACAAGGTGCAGGATGAGGTGGAAGACGAGCAACGGACAATCCCAGCGTTGCTGTTAGGGCAAAATGTTGCAGTCAAACAATACGAAAATTTACAGGGTCGGATACAGGTGCTGATGGGTTTCATCGAGCAATCCCGTGCAACCGGCCAACCTATAAGCCCGCAAGGGCAGCAAGCAGTACTGGCCCGTTTGGGCGGACTGATCAGCGCGTTGGAGGTAGTCGATGCCAACACCGCGCGCGCGTTGCGGAAAGATGTGCAGAAGTATCTAGAGACAACTGGAATCATCGCAAACCAAGAGGAAGCGCAAATGCCACAAGTTCCCGTAGATGCCGCCATCCCGCAACCAGAAGCCGCGCCGGAGCCGCCAGTACAACCGCAGGAAGCAGTAGCCTAATGGCAAGAGATAAAGACAAAATGAAATGCAACTCGCCGCGCCGAATCACAAAAGGCGAAGCGGGACATGGAAGAAAAAAGTTTGTTGTCAAGGCTTGCTCCGGTGGCAAAGAGAAAATCGTCATGTTCGGTGATGCCAACATGGAAATAAAAAAAGACAACCCAGAGAGACGCAAAAACTTCAGGGCCAGACATAACTGCGCTGAAGCAAAAGACAAGATGTCTGCGAAATACTGGTCATGTAAGGCGTGGTAATGAAGGGCAAGAAAAAGAAGACCAAGAAGGTTAAGTACTAATGCGACTTTTAAGATTCATCCGCATCGCTTGGGCGATGAGTAGCAGGTTGCCTTGGGTGGAGGACGCCGAATGGGAAGCGGATGATATCAATGCATTGCGCCAGTTTCTGGTTAGCAAGCAGGGGCGGAAGTTCCGCCGTTTACTACTTAACATGGTGCTGCGCCAAAACGCTCTGGTGGCAGCGCAAACGGACAGAAACAAGTTACAGCATGAGGCTGGCTTTGCTAACGGCATGAGAATGACCGTTCACACTGTCGAATCTCTGGCTCGCGAAATCGAGCCGGTAGACGAACTTTCATCGGACGTATTCGGGGTCGGACGTTCGATGAGTGAAGACCCCACAGCACGGCGCGCGTTTTGATTGCGTATGCGCGACGAGGAACA